AACGACGTTCCCACAACACCACCGTAAATAGATTGGTGCTTACTTGATATGTGCCCTCATGGTTTGTTACTTCAAGGGTTAATTTCATTGTGCCTACTTTCGTGTCGGGCCGATTGGTTCGGCGCTAATTATGCAACGCTATATGTGCCGCCAACAAAGGTTACGTCAATAGTTGACAATTCGCCCAATGTTGCGTTTACTACTGGCATTTCGAGTAGCGCGCAATTCGTGAGGGTAAACAACTCACCTTGCGCGTCTACGATTACGTCAATGTCGGAATTACCGACAAGCGCGGCCAACGTTGCGTACGTTTCGCTTGCTGCGTATGACATGAAAAGCGAAAGGGTTACTTCGTGGTTGCCCAAGCCTGCTTGGTACTGGCGCGCTGTTTGGCCAAAAGTTGTATTTTCCAACTGGTCAAAACGGTGCGTAAAAGTTGCCGCGGTGCATTGGTCGGTAAGTGAAATGCCATTAACCGAAACGCCCGGTGTTGCGAGATAAGTGCTAGTTGCCATGGTGTTTATTCCTCTTTCGTTGCTTTCTTATTTTTAGCACCTTTTTTTGGTGCCGGTGTGGATACTTCCTCGGTTACTTCCTCGGTTGCTTCGTCTTGGACTTCCTCGATAAAACCGCCCCAAATAAGCGCCGCAACATTTCGGCCGGGCTTGGGTACATACTCCGTACCAACAACACCAACGCGGGGACTTTTTACAATGTACATAGGCACCTAACTTGTTTGGGCTTGCATTTCTATTGTTAAATCATAGGCCGCTAATTCGCTGCCGCCGATTATGGCAATAGTTGGGCGTCCGTCCGTTACCGCAACGTTTTTGTTTAACAATTTGGCGGCCATGTTCATAAGGCTACGTTGGGCGTCCAAGTTGCCGGGGCCAAGGGTAATTAGGCGTACCGGGAAAGTAATTTTAACTATGTTGTAGTTCCATGCCACAAAACTAGGCGCGTCAATAAAAGCGCATGGCGGCACAAGGTTACGCGGGTCATTGACTACCTGTAAGCCTGTAATCGTTTGTAACGTGGCTGTAAGGTCGTCTAAGGCCTCATTAAATAGGTCGGTGTATGCAACGGGCATTACGCAACCGCGGGCCTGTCAACGCCTAAGAGTTGTTTAATCATTGGGCTAAGGCCCATGCTTCCACCGGCGGCGAGGCCGTCGAAACTAGCAAAGTCTGTTACCGAACCGCGCTGCCTATATAAAAAACCTGCGTAGGCGATAGTGCCCAAAAGTACTGACGGGTTAGGTACGGTGCTTAGGCTTTCGTTGCGGTAGCCCGCCTCGGCCCTGCGACGGTATGCAAATTCGTTGGCGGCCTGCCGGCATTGAGTTATAAAGGCTTGGTCGGCTGCGGTGGCCGTACCAATGCCTAACCAATCCTCTACCTGTGCGTCGGTTGTTACCCACGTGCATTGTGGGGTAGTCGTTAACGTGCCGGTAGCGGCAATTATTTCTACGTTGTTAGCCGTTTTCGCAAACAACACTTGATTAAGAATTGGGGCTTCCAAATCGTAATGAAAGAAACCTTGTTCGTCTACGCCCGTAAAATAGTACTGGGGTAGTTCCCGTACCGTGTAGGTACCGTTAAAGGTTGCGTCAACACCCGCAATAGTTACGGATTGACCAACCTCTAGCGGGTCTGCGTTAGTTAGTAGTACTACAACCGCGTAGTTATCGGTTAAGTACTTTTGAGTGACCGAATAGACGGCCATAACGGCCTACCTTTCGGAAATTATGACTTCAGTAGTTTTACAAACTTGGTGGCGTCTGCCATGAAACCGGCAGCGTATCCACGGAATGCAATCGTACGGCCAAGGGTTGCCGGTACTTCTACCGAAATTGCGCCCTTTTGCTGTTCGTAGAATTCGAAACCGGCTGCCGGGCCTGCTGCGTGTCCTACGACGCCTTGCAAGTCTCCCGAAGCGGTGCCACCTGCCATGTTCTTATCAACCACAAGCACGAGGCCCAATGGGTTGCCGTTCCATGACGTAGCGGACGAATTGCCAAAAGCGTTTTGGCCAATAAGGTTTGGCGCGCCCACGTATGGAAATACCGGTTGACCTGTTGACGTGGTAAGCATTCCCAATTTCGCCCATGTGACGGGACTTACGAAATAATGGGTTGGTAGGTAGTTGCTGCTGTTTGAAATTTGAAATGCAGCGCCGTAAATTGCTTCGATAAAATCGGCAGGTGATGAAAGGTCTACGACGGTTTCGGTTTGCGTTGTTGACGAAACCATAAGGTCTACCGCGTAGTTGTCCGTGGCCTGTCCGTAGGCGATAGCCAACTGGTTAAGAATAATGTCAAGTGAATTTGGGTCACTCCAGTCCAAGTCCTGTTCGGAGACGGTAACAAACGTACCGAAACTTAATTTGGAAATATCTGTGTTACTAACCTGAACAGTTGACGCGTTGAGTTGGTCAAACTGTGCGGCCTGTTGTGCAACAACTGGGCGGGTTGTAATTTTTGGACGGCGGAAAGTTGCGCCCGCGGTTGGCATTGCGCGTGTACCAATAGCCGATACAAACGGACGAATTGCATTAAGCCCGTCGTAAACGCTGCCGGTAATAATTTCCGGCAAAATACCCGGTGTGCTTTCGGTGTTAATAAATGGCGCGGTGCCCGGTGCAGCCTCGATACGTGCTGCCGCAATGTTCGCGTTTAGTTGTGCGAAATCTGCACCACCACGAACATAACTAGCAATGTATTCAGACGGTGACGGCAAACGCATTTTACGCGGCTGTGCGTAAATGGTTTGTACTGTTGCAGCCTCAACAACGGCAGGGGTTTCTACTGGGTTTGACATATCGGTTACTTCCTTTTCTGTGTCCTGTTCACTATTTAACTCTACTTCGTTTTCGTTTTGGTGGATACTGGCCGCCACCCGTTCCACCTTGGCGGCCTCAAACGCGCCATATGGGAGTAGCGACAATTCCTGCCACGAAGCCTTGGTAACAATCATTGTGCCGGCTTCGTCAAAACTAAATTCCTCGGGAATTGCGCCAATGCTAAGACTGTCTAAAACGCCGTCCATGGCTAATTGGAGGCTCTCATTACCTAGCGTTGTTTCGCTAATTTTGGCCTCAAACATTACATAGTTGCCGACTTCCTCGCGGGCCGTAACTACGCCAATAGGTTGAGTGCTGTCATGGTAAAGATACATTTTCGGCTTTTTGCCCTCTAGTGGCAATGAACCGGGCATAAACCGAACCGTCTGCCCGTCGGAAACTACCGCGTCTACGCCATATTCGATAGCGACGCCGGCAAGGGTACGACGTGGCAGCGCGTCACCTTGCGCGGCGTCAATCTTAAATTCTTGTGGGGTTAGTCTAAGCATTGCTTTGCCTCAATTCCTCGGGCGTTTCTTGTACTTCTACGTTTGTGTCGTATTCGTTGGCTAAATAACTTTCAATGTCAAACATTACTCCGGTTCCACGTGGGAGTACGTTATCCGCGCTAAGTGTTTCTTGTATGCAATCTATGTATGGTTTTACGCCAAACGTGTAAAGGTCTCTTGACGCTTCGCTAGACGAAACGTAAGAGTAGTTGCCGATAGAAACGGAAACAAGGTACGCGGGGACGTTTGCGATACGGGCAATTTCTTTAGCCTGATATTCGGCTGCGTCAATTAAAAGCATTTTGTCGGGTGTTGCCATGTTTGGTATTACTTCGACAAATTCGTTAACCGCGCTTGTGGCCGACGCGAAACGTGCTTCGTCGTAGGCCGCTGCAAGGTCGCGTAATTCTTGTGGTGACATAGGTTCGCCGCCAATTTGGCGTAGCGTTACGGCCGGTTGTAATGACGACGCATTACGGTTGCGCGCTTGTTCAAGTTTTAGCGCGGTATCTACTGACGTTGCACCGGTGTAAATAAGCCCTTGAATTGGACTTAAAAACTGTACGCAATCCTCCCAACGAATTGGCAAACCTTGAAACAAAATTTGTTTAGACGGCCCAAACCATACGCCAGTACCTTGGGCTTGGTCTTGTGTTGTCACAATCGCGGCCGGCAAACGTGTAAACGCGGACGGGTAGCCGTCTGCGGTTCGTTCGGTTATATACCAAAACGCACGGCCGTAAAATAGCAAGTCGTCAAAAGTCCACGACAAAATAAAGTTGTTAGTAACGCCTTTGTCAATGCGCTTTAACCAACTACGTGGCGCCTCGGGGACTTTTTCCATTTCGTCGCCGTTCCACATTTCTTTAAACATGACTAACGGCAAACAACCAATAACGCTTGCCATAAGGTCTCTTGACCTTGAAATAGTCGGCACCTGCATAAAACGGCTTCTCAAAACACCGTCGGAGTACGCAAAGAAATTACCAATTTGTGACGCGCCCGCATTGCTTCCGGCAGCGGCTTTAACAACCTTTGTAGGTTCGGGTTTTTTGGTAAAAATTGCCATAGTTTTATTGTGTCACAATCTCGGGGTTTTGGGTGGCACTAGCCGGCGCCGTGCAATCCCCGACGGAAAGCAAGCCGACTAATGCCAAAACGACTTTAGCGGTTTCCGGTAACAATCATGGGTTTACCTATTGGTTGCGGACGGGCCGCTAACGCTGCCGCCCAAATCATGCACCGGCAAGCCTCGATAGGCCCGGGACTACGAATACTACTAACCGTTATTCCGTTTTTTTCGCGTATAAGTACCGCACGTTCAACGTGACTGTTTAATAGTTGTTGGTTGTTGTGCGTAAGTTTGTTTTCAATAATCATGGCCCTAACCGCGCTAGTCCATTTCAACAACTCTTTATAGCCAACAATTACGCGCCTATTTTCATATTTTATTGGACATGAATTTTCTAATACTGGCACGATAGCCAACTTTAAATTGGGGTTTTCTGCTACTTGTTGTTCTACTTTTTCCCATAGTTCGGTAACGGTTTCGGCAACAAACGCTAAAACAACGTGGGTTTTATTGTCGGATTGGACGGCGCGCACCGCTGTATAGGTGCTTTCGTCTAACGCCATTTCAACGGCCAACACTCCGCCCGGTGGCGCTTTTTCGTCGGTAGATAACGCCTCGAATACGCCGGGCGCTAACCAACCGTTAGAAACCGCTTGCCATAGGTTTACGGACGCACGTAGAAACGCGCTGCGGTTCGGGCCTTGTGCTTCGCCTTTAATTACGTCCATTTCAATTAGGCCGCCCGCTAGTGCGGGGTTGGCGTATTCCCATGCCTCTACCGTCATTGGGTCAAGTGTTGGCGGCGGGCTAAATTCGGCAAAGTAAAGGTTAGTTTTTTCTCCTGTGTCTATTGCTTTTAAGCCTTGGTCTCTCCACCGGAGTAGGGCCGTACTTTCCTGCGTACCCGCTGTTGACACAAGTAGGCACAAAGGGTTACGCCGGGCGCGTTGAGACGGAAGCAAACCGTCGTCTATGGCGGCCTCCGATATTTGCCATACTTCGTCCGCGGTAATTAAGTCGCATGAGTAACCGTGACCGGCTGCCGGGGTAGCGGCGCGAATATGCCAAACCGAACCATTAGGCATAGTTACCTTTTGCCGGCCGTATGACCATGAAACCTCTGCACCAAATTTGGCTTCGAGAATTGGGGCAAGGTAATTGAATTGCGCGGCGGTTAAGTCAAGTTTGTGAGAGACGCTAATTACGGTTTGGGGTTGGCCGCGTAGTTCGGTTTCTTTTGTAAGCCAATGCCCAATGAGTGCAGACGACATATGGCTCTTGCCATTTTGTCTAGCCACGGAAACCAACCCAATACGGTGCAACCATTTACCGTCTTGGTCATAAGCCGTTAAACCCTCAACGCAATGACGTTGCCAACTCATAAGCGGAGTACCCAAAACCCTTTCCGCAAATTCTGCTATGTCGTCTGCCCGTGATTGGTAACCACTATGCGTGGTTGTTTCTAGTCTCGGCCAATACCGGCCAGTTGGGGCTAGTTCGCGCAAACCCTTATGGGATATAGGATT